CTTCACAGCAGTAGACTCGTGGGCAATCGCTGGTAAATCTACAGCGGCTTTTGAAGAGGACGTACTAAAACCTAACCTATATGAAATCGAAGGAGTCGCTTACGTCAAAGAAGACTTTACTGATGAAGTGACTAATATAACTTACGAAAAACGAACGATTACTTTTTAGAGGCTAGGAAATGGATGACCTAAAACAACACGTTGACCGCCTAGAGTGGCGAGTTGATGCACATGACGAACAGTTAAGCGCCCTCACAGCTCAAGCTGAGGGTCTTAGAGGTATGCTCGACAGTATTAACCGAACCTTAATGCAGATTAAGTGGTTAGTAGTGGGAGGAGCTGTTGTTTACTTTGCACAGGAGATGGGATTTTCACAATTCATTAAAGTTATCGGAGGCATATGATTGGTATAACAGATTTAATAGCAGGTATCTTTAAACCTGCTGCTGACCTAGTTGACAAACTCCACACCAGTGATGATGAACGCTTGAAAGCCAAAGGGCATCTTTTAGATGTCCAAGCGGCTGCGATGCAACGTGTATTTGATTACGAAACAGAGATGATCAAAGGACAGCAAGCTATAGTGTCCTCAGAGGCTAAGAGTGAGCACTTCATCGTTGCTGCGTGGCGGCCAATAACAATGCTAACCTTCTTAATACTTGCCGTAGGGGACTCTCTAGGGCTTCTAGCGACACCTCTCAGAGATGAAGCTTGGGCGTTATTACAACTTGGCCTTGGTGGTTACGTTGTAGGCAGAAGTGGCGAGAAGATAGCGAAAGTAATGAAAGGATAAATATGAAAGATTTACTAACTGAGTTACACGACAATGTAACCCAACAGTTATTATTAAGAGTTAAATCAGGAGAAGCTACGTCAGCAGAGTTGTCGGTTGCTGTTAAGTTCCTGAAAGATAACGGTGCAAGCACTGACGTAATTGTTGCTGAGTCACCACTCGCTAACTTACTAAAAGAACTCCCATTTGAAGAGGTAGCTCATTAATGGATAAAGTAAGAAAAGAAATGCAGAAACATGCACAAGCATCGTGGGCTGAATTCAAAGCAGATGAGAAAAAGCATCTAAAAGCTTTTGCAGAGCAAAAAAAGAAACGTCAAAGCCTTACTATACGTAACAAAACACGTAACAAAAGAAAGGATAAATAATAAGCTATGTCATCAGAGCGAAATTATCGTAAAGAGTATGACTCTTATCACAAGAAACCTGAGCAACGAAAAAGAAATGATGCTCGAAAGCAAGCTAGAAGAAACATGAAAAAGAAACATGGTGCGCTTGCTATTAAAGGTAAAGATATAGATCATAAAGACCGCAACCCTCGTAACAACGCACCTAGTAATTTAAGAATAGCTAGTATTAAAAGCAATAGAGGCCGTAATGGATAAGATGCCAGAGCAGTTACAAGACTTTCGTAACTTCATGTATATAGTTTGGAAGCACTTAGCCCTGCCTGATCCTACTCCAGTTCAATACGATATGGCTGACTTTATCCAGAATTGTCCTCGTAGATCAATTATTGAGGCTTTTCGGGGTGTAGGTAAGTCGTATATTACTGCTGCATTCGTAGTACACCAGTTACTTTTAGACCCACAAAAGAAGTTTATGGTTGTGTCAGCCTCTAAACAGAGAGCTGATGATTTCTCTACGTTTACTCAACGGCTAATCTTAGAACTCCCTATATGCCAGCACCTCATAGCGACGAGTGAGCAGCGTTGGAGTAAGATAGCGTTTGACGTAAGACCTGCGCTGGCTAGTGGTAGCCCTTCGGTTAAGTCCGTGGGTATCACTGGTCAGCTTACAGGCAGCCGAGCTGATATTATCATTGCAGATGACATCGAAGTACCTAATAACTCTATGACTCAGATGATGAGAGAGAAGTTAGGCGAAGCTGTTAAGGAATTTGACGCTGTATTGAAACCAGAAGGGAAGATCCTCTATCTGGGGACACCACAATGCGAAATGAGTCTTTATAATACACTCACAGAGCGTGGATACCAGATGAGAATCTGGCCCGCACGTTATCCTACAGTAGAATACGCTGAGAAAGCCTACGGAGCACGTTTAGCACCTCTGTTGTGGAGTGCTATGCACGAATCTAAAGAGCCTTTAGACGGGCAACCAGTAGATCCTAAGCGTTTTGATGATGATGACCTGTTAGAACGAGAGCTGTCTTACGGTAGATCAGGCTTTGCACTACAGTTTATGCTTGATACCACCATGAGTGATACAGACCGCTACCCTCTTAAACTGTCAGACCTTATAGTTATGTCAGTTGATAGGGACAAAGCCCCTGAGAAGCTCGTGTATGGCGTTTTCAAGGACATTAAAGACCTGCCTAATGTTGGCCTTAGTGGAGACAAGTTCTACGCACCAGAGGCCACTGTGGGGGACTACGTGGACTATGACGGTTCTGTACTGGTAATAGATCCATCTGGTCGTGGTCAGGATGAAACAGCCTATGCTGTCGTTAAGATGCTTAATGGTTTCTTGTATGTTGCCGCTTGTGGTGGAGTTACTGGTGGTTATAGCGAAACAACCTTACGTCAGTTATCCATGTACGCTAAAGACCACAAGGTTAACGCTATTCTAGTTGAGAGTAACTTTGGTGATGGTATGTTCACAGAACTGCTTAAACCCATACTAAAAAAGATATATCCAGTCACTATAGAGGAAGTAAGACACAGCAAGCAGAAAGAGTTGCGTATCATTGATACACTTGAGCCAGTTATGAACCAGCACAGGTTAATCTTTGATCCAAAGGTCATTCAACAAGACTTTGATAGTGTCCAGCACCACCCACCAGAGAAGGCACAGCGGTACATGCTTACGTACCAGATGACCCGCATAACGAAGACACGGGGAGCCTTAGCACACGACGATAGATTAGATGCACTGGCAATGGGTGTGGCTTATTGGATAGAACAGATGGCAGCAGATGTTGATCAAGAGATGTTTGAACGTAAAGACCAACTGTTAATGGACGACCTTCATGATTTTGAGAATGGGTATAACTTAAGCAAAGCTCAAAGGAGTACTACATGGATATGACAGATGTACCAATGGTTCGTCTTACTTGGAAAGACGCACTAGATTCTGACGGCACTTGGACAAACCTTGAGGACATTCTAGCCCATGAGTGTGCTGTTTGTCAAGAAGTCGGTTGGTTACTTTCTAGTGATGAAGAAAAAGTGATTGTCATGCGTTCGAGGGTGGTTGAAGAAGAGTTGGAAGTAGGTAGCTCTTATATAGCCATCCCTCAGTCATGGGTCATAAAAATAGAAGAGTTACAAGTAGTAAGCCCCAACCCTAACGGGTTGTAAGTTGTTGATTGTAGGTGGTAGCTTCTAAACTTCCCCTTAAGACTAGGACTGCCCCCTCCCCCTTTGATATACTATAGAGTGTATCTTAGGAGCCTGTGGGATTCCTTAAGTGGTCTTAGGAGCCTGTCACCTGCCACCCTTATTAATCCAACTAGGAGGTGATCCCTTAAATTCCCTTAGACACCTAGAGATTCGTGACCTCTCTCGCTACCTTTTCTCTAGGTGTCTTCTGGGTCTTAGAGTGTCTTGGGGATGGACTACATCATCCCCCTCTTTTCACCATAATAGCTCCCAAACACCCCCTACTTTTGACAGAAATCTTAGGGAAAGTGTCGTGTTTTTGTCACGAAAAACCCCCGCTAGTGTACATGAAGTAGCCTTTAGTGTACACATGGATTAGTCTCATTTTTAACACAAAAATCCGAGGTGGTATATCGCTAAGGCGGCTGGCGTTTTACCCCCCTCGATCGAATCCATGCAAGTATCGTGCCAATTTTCACTTTACACCTAAGATTCTTCAATATTCACAAAGCTTCGACGTTGGCATGCTAATTGCTGGCATAAAGAATTCACTTTGTTACGACTTTGTTAGGCTTTAAGTGTTGGCATGCTAATTGCTTTCTTTGTCTCTCTCTTATCTGTTTTTGTATACTTATTGATCAACCCTTCTATGAGCTCACCAATGGCCTCCTACTGAATCTTATAGCTCACCTGTACTCTGCTATCTAATTGCGGCTAATCTCTTTTTTGTATACTTTTTGACCTTCAAGTCTTGCTTCTATATAAGCAATTATTTATTTATTTTTTTCTATAATATGCCAATTATTTACACTTTACATTTGTTTCGATTTACTGTTTAATAGTTTCATGGATTGCGGCGAAGCCTTTAAAGATTTTGCAGCAATTCAAAAGGTTTATAAAATGCCAAGTATTTACACTTTACATTCAAATAAATACTTGGTTTAATAGCTTCTCACTTAAACGACAAAGGATTACTTATTATGCTAAGACAAAACGCTGCATCAAACAGGATGCAAAAAGACTCACGCAATCACGGGGATTGCTTCCAGTTTGACAAAGCACAAATAGAATTGTATAATTCAGGCATGGCAAACTTAGAGGACTGCGAACCGTTCAACATTAGCAAAGAACGTGTGAAGGTAATTGAACATAAACCTTGCAAATCGGAAGGTATCGTATATACTGGTGGGACTTGGTTACGCTCTTAAAGTTGGCTGAT